TTAATCTTGTACAATTCTCGAACCATACCATCATTGTATGCTTGAGAATTCTTGAATGTATCGTTTCGAACCTGTTCATACTTTGGTGCAAAGAAACTATACTGAAGATATCCAGCATAATTCAGGCCGAAGCCTAGACCAAGAAACATAACGAAAACAACTACCCAAGTAGCAACTACTCCAATACCACGCATTATTTTGTCCTTTCGACTAAATAGAGAATACTAAACGTTAAATTCAACGCAAATGAAATTAGCATACAAGTAACTAAAAGATAGTTACCTTGAGTTATAATCATAACAGACATTATGTATAACCACATTACACCGAATGCTATAAGCTGAAGTACAGTATAAATTATGGCAATCATATCAATTTTTCATTTCTACTACTATCAAAATATTACAGATGTATACAATTATTCCAAAAACTATAATTAATACACCTAATCCAGCACCTTTCACATAGGCAGCACCAATATATATTTCCATTAATGCACCTGATGCTAATGTTCCCACCAACCATAATGTATTAAGTATTAAAAAATACCATTTTCATTTTAACCTCAATATTCTACAACAACATCACGATATTCTTCTATGATAAAATTTTCAATCCAATCTTTATCTGGCTTCTCTTGTAGAGTTGACTTCAAAGATGCTGCTTTTACTTCTTCGAACAAGTCTTCGATCTGTGCAGCTACTTCAACGTAAGGAATACGACCCTGCTTGATATCCAAAAGATATGCAGCATTGTGACGAGGAAACACGACGTTATGTGTTTCAAAAAGCTCTACAGCCTGCTGAGCGATACGAACGGCATGTGATAGTGCTTTCCAGTCTACACCAGTGTTGGTTTCGGCCATTAGGGCTCTTGTACCGTATTCATCCATCAATCGCTGAAGAATGTCAATACCTTCTTTCAAAGAAGAATTGAATTGGATTTTACGACCACATACTTCAAAGAAAAGCATTTCGACGCCAGACTGTTGAAATGTATGCTCGATTTTAACAAATTCATTATTTTGTTCGCTAACAAAATTTGCAATCCAAGGTGCAACTTCTCTTAGTTTTGTAGAAGGCTTTACTAGAAAGCTCTTAAGAAAGTCAAGTGAGCTTCTTACGGCAGCAACTCGGCTACCCTTGATACCATACTTCTTGGCCTGTTGCATACAATAGCCAATAAAAGCCTCTGACTTTCGTGAAATCAGCCTGTCACGATTTGCGACAATATCATCCCAAATATAATTTTTACTGATAATATTTTCAGGATTGACGAATAGCATGTCGATGGCTACAGTCTGGCCTTGATAGACCAAATCCAGAAACTTGTCAAGTGAATGATATTCTTCGTCTACCTCACCGGCATAGTTCTTCTCACCCTCGCCTTTTGGACGCTTGGTAGATACGGAACCCTTGATACGACCCAACAGAATATCATCTGCTGTAGGAAGGTATACGCCCTTGATATCAATATCAGAAGCAGGCGTAGATGTCCCGTAAAGACGAGAGCCAAAATTCATTTCTACGATTTTATTCATATTCCCACATAATTCCTAAAAACTGAGATTGGTGGTGAGTCGGTGTATGTAAGCACACACTCTTTAACAAGTTTGTCAACATCTGAATTCCAAGATATAGAATTGGTTTTAGCCCAATCCCAAGCCAGATTTTCATAAATAATTGCAACTTCTTTATATTCTTGAAAAAGACTATCTGAAGCATTCAAGAAACCTTCGTCGGCAATCTTCCGATATACCATCATAAGATGATTTAAATCGGTAGTCAAAATATGACCGATTTCATGAAGTGCTGAATTATAAGTAATTAAATCATCAATTGGAGCTATTTCAACTCTATTATATGCAATATGCGCCTTATTATAATCAGCATCATTAATAAGTTCATATGTAATATTATTAGAATTTAATTTGTGATTTACATCTAAGCATAGATTACGATCCTTTGAACAATTCAAAAGGTCGTTGCTGCTATAAGCATATTCGCTTATGTTCATGAAAACCTGAACAAAATTAGAAAAAGTAATAGCCATAATAAACCTCAGATATCAGTATACAACAATGTCCTTAAATCCATAATCCTTGATTATATTCAGTGCCTGAGTATAAATAGCATCATCAATATAAACGGTTACGGATGAATTGCAGTTATTATACGACAAAGAAAGAAGATTGTCAATGTTTTCGATAATCTTTTTTTCTCCAAGATCATAGGGAATGGTTACAGATGTAAAAAATTGTAACTTTCCTAGCTCGATTCTTTTATCAAGAATTTTTGCAATTTTGTGCTTATAAATGCAGATAGCATAATTCATCATGACTTAGGATGTCCCATAATAGACTTCTCGTGTTTTTCTTTTCCCAATTGTCTCTTATACGTGAATTCACCCGTAATGTCAACTGGCTTATTCAATAATTTTTCTGCATGTTTTGCATGAACATATGGTACACCCATCTTTTTATTAATGATTTCGGGAACACCAGAAATTTCACCCCAAGCACGTTTTTGCGTATGGTCTTCATGATTAATTTTTTTATAATCTGTCTTTCCTTGCGGAGTACCATCTGTACCGGCAGCGATAGCTTTACGACCAAAAGAATTTTTGTATAATCTAACAGAACTTATCTTACCGTCTCTCTTGACAGCCTTAATTAAAGAAGAATCCAAGTCCTTATGAATTGACTTGGATTCTTCTTCTGTTCCATGCCCTAGACCGCCGTATCCACCTTCTACGTTCTTATATGAATTTCTGAGAATGTCATGAAATTCTTGTCTGTGCTTAGCACGTAAATGTTCGTGTTTAGGATCGAATCCTATTGTTACGAACGTTTCTGTGATATATTTCTTAAAAGATTGCATTTCATACCTTTTTTTAGGTATTTATTAATGCTTTCTAATAAGATAATTTACCATTTCACGATCATTATAATGATCCATATATTTCTTGACAGATATTTCAAAATTAGCTGAAGCCAAGTTTACAATGTCATCAACATCTTTTTCAAGGACATTCATTAATTTTTCTTTCATACCATTTTTAAGTTCTTGAAGAAGAAGTCTCTCGAATAGACGATCTTCTTCTTCATGATTTTTTCCTGAATTAATCATTCTTTTCTACTCGACCCTTCATTTCAATAATAGTAATCATTCTACCATCCCAAACATGAAAGTCTTGAGTAGTATATGGTTTTACTATAGTCATAGTCTCTTTTTCACTTACTTGATCGAGAAAAATTACTTTGACTGGCCAACCGGCATGTGCATCTACTGTAACTTTTGTGGTCATTTAATTTCCTTACTTCTTCTTGTTGCGACGAGCTTTACGCTTTGCTGAACCGACCTTACGACGGCCTTTGCGTGGACGATTCTTTGCGGGATGTGGCATTAGTTTAATCCTTTGTTAAATACTGAATTATCAAGATTTTTATAGCATACTTGATCTTCAAAGTTCTTGATTGCACCTTTAAGATCATCTAGTTCTGATAATAACCAATCGATATTAGAACGACGTTTATTAATATCTACTGTAGGATCGTATGAAAACCACCCAAATCTCATAGATTTACCTATAGCGGCTACAGACTCACCTAATTCTTCATTGAGTTTGCCGGTAGCAAAGTCAAAACCCGGTTTCATATACTTTTGATCTGTCATTTCTTTCCCTTTCCTTCAAATATTACAAATTTCTTTTTGTTTAAATATTGACAAAACGCAATAACCAACATAACTAATCCAATGATAATAGGAAAAAGCGGTCCAAATACTAATGATACTAAAAATGCTATAATCATATCATCTGAATAAATGTCTTGTTTAAATTGTATTGATTGCCATTTCAAGGTAATCATCCAAGGAATAAAACCACTTAATACATACAAAGTATACCATAAAATATCCATTTTAATCTCCTAAACATCAAGGTCTGGTTTAAAGCGAACATCGAGATAATCTATAATGATATCCATCGATCCGTTGTCGCCTTCAGGAAGCTTCTTAGACTCGACAATGACGTAATATAAATCATTGTCGTCCCAAATCGAAGCCTTTCTAACAATTACCTGATCGACATAATTGATTAGAAGATTTGCAAGTAAGCTTCTTTTTATAACTGTACTGCAAGTTCCCATTATCAGCCCCCAAAGTAATACTTTGCACCACATTTATTACAACCATAGGCTGTGCAATCATCCCATAGATCGTCAGACTTACACCGCATACAACGACCAGTGTAATGTCCTGCTCGCTTATTATCAGGATTATTTTTTCGTTTTAAAAGCTTTCTTTCAGATTCTTCTAAATTTATCCAGTCAATTCTATTTGTATTATCGTAAACATTTCTATATGTCATAGATCACCCTTCAATTCTTTTATTGCCATTTTACCAACTTTATCTACAATGATATTTGTGTCGCAGGCGTATAGACCAGAACATGAAAATGCATTAAATTCCATAATTCTCGGACCATCTTCAGTCAATGCAGTATCGACGACATAGACATAATCCATATCTTCTTTCTCTGCTACCTGTTGAGCCAGCCTGTGGCAATCTTCATCAACATCGCTACGAATGTCTAGCTTTCCATCACGTCGATACTGAGAGCCCGTAATGACTTCACGGTCGCATACAATATGACGAAATTCTGCAATTATTTCTTTTTCAGATGCAATTATGCATAATTCTCTATCATCGATTGGTTCATATTGTACGATAGATCGAATTGAGTCTTCAAAAGTATCAAAATCGAATAAACGACCAGCAAAGGACTTTGTGACAACATCAGGTCTAACAAAAAGTCTATGTGATTTAAAATGTGGTGGTCGTCTACCTTCATGAATATCTTCGTCGATACGACGCTTTAGTTCTCCATAAGGAAGCATGATGTAGTCTTCATTAAACATATACTCACCCCATTGAGAAGAATAAACTGAGTATTTCAACTCGTCTATCTTGAAGTATGCACCGGGACAACTAAACTTATAATATGGATTTTTAACAAGTTGCTTCAGAAAACCAGTACAACCATATGCAACCAAAGGTTTATTTAAAACTGTTTGTCTTTCATATATAAATTGATCTACATCATTTGACACCGATGTAGAAAAAGGAATATATCTTGTCAATATTACATTATGACCGGCATTACTTGCAGCCTCGGCCAAAGTAGGAAATCCGGTATCATGTTTTTCTAAAAGAATTTCGTCAATAAGCCAGTCAATCATTTTTTATAAATCTCTAATTCTGATGGATACCTTAACCATTCTGTGTTGTCTTTTGTGTTTTTGACAACATAGAATGCATTCTGAGTACCAATAATAACTCCACGAAATGAAGGAAAAGAGCCAGCCTTTATAGACTTGACCCTTCTCCCCACATATTTTTCACTTACTGAAAGCATTACTTTCTTCCGATATGATACTTCGGAACAAGAACCCATTCATTTTTTTCTTTGAATGGAACAATCTTAATACCCTTCATAGAAGGTTGAACACCCTTCAGTATATCACGATTTACGATTTCCACAAGTCCCCATTCTTCAAGGAGTAGTGCAATTGTATCACGACGATTCTTGTCTTCCTCGGTAAAAGTCTTTCCTTTACCATCGATCTTAAACATTTCTAGAAAATGAACAATATAATATTGACCTTTTCTATGAAAAATGTGACAAGTCTGAGCAAGACGCTTTTCGTTATATGAAGATACTCCAATTCGACTTAAAGTTTCCTTGACTTTAAGGAAGTCTTCAGGATTCTTCAGCTTCACTTCAATCAGGGTATTAAAAATATCAGTCATTACCTTTTCCTTTAACCATTGTTTTCAAGACTTTGTTTCATCAAAGCTATTTCTTCGTTCAAAAGAATACCAAGATATATTCTCGCATTCTTATATGAGATATCATAATAATTTGCTATTATCTTGATATCTTCATTATCAGATTTGTACCACTTTTTGACAAATCTTTTTTTTCTACTTATTAGATGGTAATAAAAGTCGAAATGAGCCTGATTACTAATTCCAGTAAATTTTGAGGCTTCGTTACTAATTAATACCGTATCTACGAAGTAAGAAAAAAATCTATTAACTAAAAATTGATTGTAGGTGCTATCTACTTCCACATATTCATGGTTACAGATAGCATTTATGAATGTAAATGGAGTATTCTTCATTTAAATACAATTTCAGTCATAATCTTGGTTATGAATGCGATTACATTATTCTCTTTGTCAGCAACAAAGTAATGTTGAAAATCGAATTCATTCATCCTTACGGTAAGGACCGGAAGACTGCTAGATTGCAGCAATCCCTTTATTTCATCATAAAGCTTTCTTAAGAAAGATGCGAAGTCAACATAACAGTCATTATTCTCACCGACCCATTTACGTGCATTTTCCCATTGCTTTGACTTGATAAAGCCAATCAACTCGTCTAAAGTATCTAAATCCTTGTTACCAAGAATTCCATTATCTATAATGTTATTATGAGTTATAGCATACTCTTGCAACACAATCAAGATTTTTCGCCAATCTGGAAAAAATTTCTTGATTACAGGACCGATTACCTGTTTTTCAAAAACTACGTTATTTTCATTTAATATAGTTTCTACTTTTTTGTAGAAATTCTTAGCTAGTGTAGGAAAATCATTCTTTGATACAACAAAGTTAATGATCATATTTCTTGATTGGATTGCAGGAATAAGCTTGTTAAGACTATTACAAGTAAAGATAAATCCTGCATTATTAGCATATTCCTCGATAAATGTCTTAAGAGCATCTTGAGCGGCAACAGAAAGACCGTCAGCTTCATCGAAAATAACGTATTTCTTCTTACCGACGAATGAGACAGTAGAACAAAACTGCATAACTTCATCACGAATAAGATCAATACCCTTAATAGAAGCATTTACCTTGTAATAGTCACAATCCAAATCCTTCAGCATGGCGACAGCTACAGAAGTCTTACCGATTCCTGAAGGGCCTACTAAAATGAGATTTGGGATTGACTCTGTTCGGACGAAGGAATAGAATTTATTATAAAGTTCATCGGTCAGAATACATTCTGACAGAGTATTTGGTCGATATAGATCGACCCATGCTTTATTGATCAATTTAAGCTCCGAGCTTTGAGAATTCTGAATTTACAGGAATAAAATATTCAATTTCTGAATTAGTCAGATAAATGAAACCCTTTCTGGATACCACAACATCATAGGTTGTGTCAACAATTTTCAAGGATTCTTTTTCGACGACAGCAGAGAATCGAATATCAGACTCACCAAGATAAATCTTACCATTTGATGATGTAGGACTACGATAGTCTGAAGCTGAAACAAAGAGACGCTCACCATCACCACCAAACGTAATATGATTGGTTTTAAGGATCGCTGAAGCCTTAAAAACTTCTTTGAGCTTGTCATACCCCATAGAAAATTCTATGCCTTCTGTGGGCCTCTTATAGCGATCTGGACGAGTCGGATACTTAATCATTTCAGGATGCGTTAAGACGTATTCAAACTTACGATTACTGTCAGAAATGATTAATTTCTTGTTATGTTCAATTTGGATTGAAGGTTCATCGAACATACTCATAATGTTCAGAAACTTGGCTAATTCAAATACGGCGAAATCTTCTGGAATTTCTACGTCACTATTGAGACGTGCAAAGAAGATATCGCCTGAATTGCCTGATATAGATGTACATTGAACAGAACCCGGAACAAAATACATGCTTTGATTTATAATACTGAAGTTCTTTAGATAATTAGTAAATTTTTCTGTAAATTTCATTTTGATCCCACTTAATTAAGAACCGTATACTAAAGAAGTTTCAGCTATTTGTCAAGAATTATCTTTACCCCAATCACCATTATGTTCTTCTTCTTTCTTTTTCAAGGCTTCATTAATTCTATACTGATTTGACCATTCGATTGCATTTGCAAACCAAGGAAAAACAGCATTTACATCTAATTCAATTCCTGCTACCTTCTTAATAGTCTGTGTAAATGCAAGAGCCCATTTATATCCATTATCATTTAATGCATTAAGCAGATCGGCACCATTTTTAAATTGTGTATAATCTACTTCTTTTTCTTCGGTAATTTCGTTAAAAATATCTGACATACTATCCTTCTTGTTTTTTAATATATATGGACTTTCGTCCTAAAATGTGAGTTAATGAATTAATCATTCTTGTCGGAGTAATTCCGTCAAGAACAATGCGATATCCACCATAGATAAGGATCAAACCAGCTAATAATGCTGGATAAAATCTTTTTTCTGTGGTATTTTTAGAAAAGAAAGAAAGAAACTCATTAATATGAGACTTCTTAGTTCCAATCAGGCTTTTCATTACAGCCTGAATTGTTTTATTCCATGTAATTCCAGTCTTAATAAGAAGAAAAGAATCTAATCCTTCAAGTGGTACTAATTGTAGTCCAGATTTTGGTAAATAAAAATACATAAATGCTTCTTTATCTTTAACAAAAGCTAAAGCAACATCTGAAAAATAAATATAATTCTTATATTCTACTTTTTCAAATCTTTTCTTCCAGTCTTTACCACTGAAGGCGATAAGATCACCGCTTTCAATGATATCGTTTTCAAGTGCTTCTTCTAGTGTCATAATCCAAGTATCCTTTTGATTTTGTTTCTTTTTCATGAATTACTTGGATCACAAGTTAGCTCTTTGCTTGATCGCGGAACTTCTTTAATTGTGCTGGATCGGCAGTAGGAGAAGCTCCAATTGCTGCTAAGTCAGCCAGAGAACCACCATAAATCATGGTGCCTACGTGCATTGTCTTCATCCAAGGACATAACCAAGTCTTAAGACCTATTTCTTGAACCTTTTGACAGAACCAATAATCTTCTGATAGATATCTTTCTGACTTAGGATCAATTTCGGCTTGGAAATACATCATAATCTTACGTGAGCCATCGAAATGCTCGGTTCTTACGTGATCAGGACGGTATAGATACTTAGTAAACTTATCACGAAATAATTCGAAAGTCTTTCTGCGAACCATCATAAAACCAGTTCCGATTTCTAGAACTTCACATGGCTCACCAATAGGAATTTTTGTAGCACCGGCCTTTGGATTGAATACGAAGTCACCAACGAACTTATCCAATATATTTGGGTCTTTTTCTGCAAAGCCCTTATTTACAGCAGTAACAATCTTTTCCCATGAGATATTCTTCTTTGGATATGGAGCACCAATAATATCATAATCAGATTCGTCTGTCTGTAATGCTAACATTGCAATTACGTCATTCGGATCAAATCCAATGTCTGCGTCGATGAATAGAAAATGTGTGAAATCACTTCGCATAAATTCATCAACACAATAATTTCGTGCTCTAGGAATTAATGATTCATTAAACAATGCGTAGAATCTTAATTCTATACCATATCTAGAACAAAGTACAGATAAATCCATACATGATTTAGTATAAAGTCCTGTACTCATACCTCCATACATCGGAGTTGCTAGAAATAACTTACGCTTACTTAATTCTTCTTGACTAATTGAAATTTGCAATTTAAAAAACTACTCCTTAATTTTCACTACTCTCCAACCTTTAATAGTAGTAGTATTTACTAATATTTCTGCTGTTGATTTAGTATGTGTTCTTGCGATTACCTTACTTTCTTCATTTAGAACGGCATAAGGGAGCCCGCCATCTATTTCAAATACGCTGAAATCTCTTCTTTGAAGAATTTCTTCTTGTACATCGTAAATAACTTCATCACTGATTTTAGATGGTGTACTTTTATTTATAGGCTTAAAAGCCTTGTCAGGATTAATTTTGATTTTTTCTTGATATTTTTTTGGTTCTGGTTTATAGTTATTAATAAAATCATAACATTCATCATAATGTCCCATCTTTTTATCCTTATGTAAATTAACCAATATAGTTTGATTCTTATAAAAATTTATCCATGAATCATCGAATAGTATCAAAATTTCTTTCCGTTTGTACCTTCACGAGCTTCTGGCTTATGGTCTGCTCGTTGTTTATTATAAGCAATTTTTTCGATGATGGCACCACCGATATCATAATTATACTTGCCAGCACGATCTAGAAGGCGGATGATGGCATCAGCAATTTCGACTTCTACCATTGGACGATCCTTAAGGTGATCATCCATAAGATTCTTGCGAGTACCTTCTAATGATTCTGATAGCTCAGAATGCTCTAGGGCAACCATAGAAGCCTCTCGAATCTTTTCGAAGTATGTGACTAGCTCTGGTTTTCTTGCCAGTAGGAGAACTTCCTTGACAGTGTCGTCAATTTTGTGCCAGCCGGATGCTACAGCATTTTCATGAACTTCATCACGAAGATAATTAATAACTTGACTCATTGAATGTGTTGAAATTGGATTAGACATTATTTTCCTTATATAGTTTTTCTAATTCGTTATTGAAAAATTCATCTTGAATTTTTTTCCAAGATTCATAGCTTTCTTTACCTGATGAATCTACTAAACATAGACCATTCTCAATTGTGGATATACATATACAACTTCCACTTCCGCATGGCATAAGACAACGTATTGGCATGATATTAACCACATAAAATGGTGGCTTACGACCATCCTTGACAAGTTGGTCGTAAGCCTTTTTTAGTTGATTTTTAACTTTCAAGTTACACTCGTTTCTTCAAAGAGTGTTGTAAACTCTTCGATTTCGACAGGAGCGTAACCAATTGCCTCAACACAGATATTGTGTCGATTTGCAATCTTTGGCATATGAGTATCATGAACATGACCGTACAGATGCACGGAGTTATGAAACTTCTTATTCCAACTTTCGATGGGATAATGCATCATTACCACAAATCGACCGTTATGGTTGAATTCATGATAATCCTTCACAGTTTCCCAACCAAGATTACGATTTACTGTATGATCATGATTTCCTCTGATCAGAATCTTACGGCCCTTCAGTTGAGCGAAGATGCCGGTATCCTGCTTGTAGAAAGAGAAATCGCCGTTGTGGATGACCAGATCGTTAGGACTCACCACGGAATTCCAAGCCTCAACCATCTTGACGTCCATTTCCTCGACAGAAGCGAAAGAACGGTTACAGAACTTGATGATATTAGCATGTCCGTAGTGAGTATCGGAGATTACAAATGTTTTCATTTTTTCTTTCCTTTTGAAAATAGTAAGGGATATTTCAGTCGGAATGTTCCACCGGCACTGTACAAGGCAGACTGAAGAAATTGAACAACATAAAAATGCTCATTAAGATCATTCAGTCTATCCAAATCAGGCCAGCTTCCCCACATTTTAGCAAAATTCTTTAGATAATTAATTGTGTCTTGTGAGCAGTCGGTTCCATATAGTACACCATAGATGCACCATTTACAAGCCTTTAAATCTCTAGGATCAAACAATTGATTATCATCTTCATCACGAGCCAAGGCTCTTTTACACCACTTATTTTCATCGATAAGAATGAAAAGTACCTTATGTAAATCATCGATCACTATTTCTTTATTCATTGGAAATCCTTAAACATATTAGTAAAAGCATCATTGTTCATTGTATTCATACTCTTAGCAAAATCAGATTTCCTAATATTGTTTATATTTTCAACATCTTCTATATTATACAACTTCATTTTTTTAATATCGATTCCTAGAGTAAATCTTCTATCCTCTCGAATATCTGAATATCGAGTCTTTAACTGAGTTATAAGCAATTGATTTATTGCATCTAATTCTTGTGTACGAACGACAGAAAGAATTAGATCGGCTGTTGCATTCGTACCAAAGGATTCTGAAGTGTCTTCCATGCCGGGGTCCGTTGAACTAAATCCTGCTCGATTAAATTGAGTAGCCGTAATAATAGGAATATCGAATTCTACAGCAAGACCACGAAGTTCTTGACTAATAGATAAAACATATTCATAAAGATTAGACCTACCTTTACTAAGTCTAGATGAACTACAAATATTAAGATAATCAATATAGATAATATCTGGAACAAAATTAGACTTAAGTTTTAGATCATTTAATAGATATCGAAAATTTGCAGAACCAGCTTGACTTGTTGGATATTCTTTAGTCTTAAGACGACCAACAGTATGGCTTTTGATAATGTTAATACTGTTAAGATACGCTTGTCTTTCTAACTTTGTAACATCATCCATGTTAATGTCGATCAGGTGGGCGTCTATACGCTGACCAATCATTTCCTCTGACATTTCCATTGAAATATAGAGAACGTTTTTACCTTCTTTTAAATTATTTGCAGCCATAGAACACATCAACATGGTTTTACCCACATTGACGCCACCCATAAGAATTGTTAGTGTCTTTCTTGAAACACCACCCTTGGTAATCTTATTGAGGATATCAATTCCGAAAGGAACTTTTATTTCTGTTCTATGATAGTAATCATAACGCTTTTCAGCATCATCAAAGTAATCATGACCAATACTTTGATCAAAACTAATTGATAGAGCTTCGTTCAGAATGCCCGGAATAGCGTTATCTGTAAATTCCTTATCTTCACCACTAACAATCTTGATAGATTTCATAAGAGCAATTTGAATAGCCTGCTTTTTACAAAAATCTTCGGTTGTATCAAGTAACCAATCGTAAGAAGTCTTATCGTCTACTGAGAGATTAAGAATTGTTTCTTCTAACTGAGCTTTTGTTTCACCATTTACATTAGAATTATTAGCATCAATAAGTAATGCTTCCTTTGAAGGTGTAGTGTTGTACTTTGAAACATAAGCTGTTACAAGATTGAACAATTCCTTGTTCACCGGATCAGAAAAGTATTCTAACTTTAGATACGGAAGAACTTTTCTTGTGTATTGCTCATTGCACACAAGATTACTAATTATTAATTTTTCGTTATTAATGACATCACCCTTTTAAAAAAAGCATCCTACCGCAATAGGATGCTTTTGTCAAGATTAAACTCTTGATTTTGGAATATAACATCCATTAGGATTATAACCCGGAAAAGCTGACTTCACAGGCTTTTCATCGACCACAATACCTTTCTTACGAAGGTTTGAAATAGTATCATAATTAATGACACCAATCCATGACGGAGCATCTTCACCATTGAAAGTTACGCTAGTTGTCTTGAATGATACGTCTTCACCAAATCCTGTACCTAGACTCTTTTCTTTAGGTTGTTCGACTGATCTAAATTTTGATGATCTTGTAACAGGAACGGAAGCATTACCACTGTAAGAAGATGCTACCATAGGTGCTGATGCTGTATAATTGTTCATACTATTATATCCTGATGCATACACAGGCTCACCAATTGCACAAGCATAATTTTGAGCCATACCAACAAAAGGCGTACCATCAAAATTATTATCGAATGGATAATCTATTGTAGATGCTGGCGTAAGACCATTATGATACTGATATTTAGGAAAAGGTGTACGTGCAACAGGAATATATTTTTCCTTAAAGACCATACATCCTATTACACCTTGATTACCGACATCAACAGCAAATCCTTCCTTCTTAAGGACTTCTACATAGGTAGAATCTTCCTTGTCGCCTTGAGGACGAAACTTGAATTTTGCTGCTACATTATTGTTAATTGTCCAACCGGGAATTGTAATACTAGAATAGGCATCAACAATATAACCTTGTGATTTATGTGATGCAGGCTTACCGTCTGCGACACAAAGACCGTCTACGGAAAATATTACCTTTACTCTTGTGCGTGTTGTATTTTGAAAATAAAGCTCGTAAGTTGATCCTCTACGGCCTTCTATATAAACATCGTTTAAATGTTGATATTCTTTTGTATTATTACCTTTTACTCTTACTGAAAATGAGTAATTAGCATTACGTTCCATCATGTTTTTTCTCCTTACTGCTATGGACTTATGACTGCCAGAGACTTAACCGGGACTATTCCCGGTTTTATTTATTAAAGACTTGAAACGTCTTCTCGTCTTTCTCTCATATAATTATCCCAACTTCTAATAAGATCGGGTTTGTTACCAGAAAATTCTACAACACCATAAGTATTCTTTTTTAAATCTGTTGCAGGATCGAATTGGTGATTTAAGAACATATCCCATCGAGTTGTATAACCTCTATCTTGCTTTCTACCATGAAAGTAGTGTTCAATAGTCTGTGAGACGAAACCAATATTATAATTAGCTGATCTTACGGCTCTGTCTTCCCACATCTTCAATAATTTTGTATAGGATTCAGTTGTTCCTTGAGGAATAGTGGTATCTACTTCACCAATAAGAGCATACGCCATATGATGATCACCACTACCCATTCCACAGAAATCTATTAGACCACCCGTTTCTTCTAAAAACTTTCTTGTATAGGCCCAAACATAACCCGGATGACTATAGTCATACGGACCACCATTAAACTTCCAAAACTTATTTCCATTAGGAATTACAGGCTTTTCTTCATGATAAAGAGAGCAGAATGAACGATGCATCTGAATTGTTTCATCATTTGGCCCTAAATCTAATGCAGTATGCCAAGGCTGAATAACTGGATGGGCCTGCAATGCGTGAACAACTTCAGCAGGCCAATTTCTCTTTCTAAAATGAATATCTGCGTCTGCGACCATAATGTACTTAGCATCATGAGGAAGTCTAGAAATTCCAATATTCATTAAATTTTCTTTATTCCATGCCATAGAATAGGCTCTTACGGGAATATGAGTGATACCGGGAATATCAGTTAATTCCCAATCTCTTTCACCGAAAGCACATTCAACTACATAAACGTTAGTTCCGTCTGCTACCCATTCCGTAATAGCTTTTCTGGCACAGTCAATTCTTGATTTCCATCTTAATGGATTAGAAACACAAGTGACAACGTGTAATAATTCGGCTTTCATATTTTCTCCACTGATTATATTATATTTATTAAGGGATTTCACAATTTCCAGCAACACAAGCCAATTCTTGTGCATTTGTTGTAGAATCTTCTAATTCATATTCTGTAAGCTTTGACCAGTCTACATTTACTGGCATGACTTCGTTCAACTTATTATAATCATCTTCGGTGCATGTGGTAAATGGAGCCTGTTTATAGACGGTAGAACCTTCTTCAGCAGGCAAAAATGAAATACCAGATACAAGATCAAAGTTCTTGTAAACCCATGCGCCGACCTCTAACCATTCACTTTCTTTGACAGAAACGGTAATAGAAGGCTTATGTTCACAAAAATACTTCTGATATACAAGCCAAAGTTCTAGATGTTCGATTGCAGTCAAATTCTTCTTGAATACTGCATCCTTTGAAGACTTGATAGGAAACTTGAAGCATACTACATTATTTGGATCGTAAGCATCCTTTTCATATGGAAAGCCTGCATCGATCATAAATGCAGTCAATGGGTCTTTCTTATCGTTTCTTACATAACGAACATAGAATGGAGAGTGAGCAGGATGAATTCCTGAAGACGTACCGTTCAATGCAGAAGAAGTTCCTGAAGGCTTAACACAAGTAATAGCAACAGAGGAATTAATACCTATTAATGCTGCTAGATCAATATTTGTATGAATTGAAATAGCCTTCAGATCACTTAAGAAATTATCAAGACCAGTTTCATTATAACCATTTGTATAGATATTATCGTAAATACCTGTAAGTGATACACCTAGAAGACGTTCATCTTCACAATTTTTTTGCCATTTCTTATTGATATACTTGAAGTTTGTGAAACAAGATTGAAATGTACCTAGAATTGTGGCTAATCTAATCTTGTTTCTAATGGTTTCTGGTGTATCGTCTTCGTATATTACTACTTCGGTAAGATTACAGAATTCATATGGACGTAGGATAATTTCAGAACAAGGATTTGTTCCAAAATTATGATTTACATCACGATATCTTACATCTTCCTTGCCATAAATCTGACGACGAAATTCATTAGCATTTGCAATAACGTTTTTGATTGCCTGTCTAGAAATAATTCCTCTTTCACCAGACTTTGACTCATAAAGAGAAACCCATTCTCTCATGAAGACGCCAATTTCTGGCTTTTCATCATAGACGGCAGAATTGTTTGCAAGACGACGATAAGGATGCGTCATCCACCAGTTACCTGACTTGGCGTCTCTCATTCTTTCGTCGGTAAGATCAGAAAGAGAAATTAAGGCAGAACGACGAACACCACCGACAACAACAATGTCAGCAATCTTACATGCAAGATCATGTGCTTCTAGAGTTGTGATCTTTCGACCAGCAGCACGAATGAAAAGGTTCTTTGTAAATTCTAATAGGTCTACAAGAGGCTCTGGACCAGAAGAATTATGTGAAACAAATCCATTGGCAATAAAATTATGATTTGGTCCTTCCATTTCTAAATCATAAACTTCTTCTTCTCCTGCTTCTGTAATTTCAATAATTTCATCATACATCATATATTTACATGCATATGGATTACCAAAATAAATTCGTTTCATATCTTCTGCACGATGACATGAGATACAAAGATTTTGTAGATTATTTTCATTATTATTCCAAGGATCGCCATCAACATGATGACATTCAAATTCCACATTTTCTAATCCACAAATTTCACAAAAAAGAACCCCTGCCTTGTATCTTTTCACTTCTAATCTTTGACGTGAAGTTGTGTCAAGACAATCATCCTTAAATTGTGAAACTCTATTACATTCTTTACAACGAATTGCTCGTCTAGAAATGTTATCACCACAATCAATACAAATTCCAGTTTTTCTTTCTGTACTTCCATTAACAGCAATTTTATCACCAATATCAAAATCTGAAAGAAACTGATATTCTCCTAATTCATTCATAAATCGGTGATTTTCGGTGGCCTTAATTCTGTAACCTTTAGAAGTTACTAAATTATAAGTCATACGATTACCGTTATAGATTACTGATTTTATTTTATTTCTAAAAAATTCACCAGTATCTTCATCAAGTGAACGTAATTTCATTTGTTCAAATCGATGTGGAAAATTGATCTGAAGATCAAATAATTTTGCAAGAGTTATTTCATTATATCCTCTATCAACTTTTCGATCCTTGTAAACAATAGTATCGCCTGAAAGACAACGGCCACCCATAGTCTTTAGACGAGCACCAGCAGCACGCAACTGACTTACATCGTACTTCGGCACCTGTCCAATAAGAAGCAGGCTCATGAACTCTCTAAAGCCCTTGGCCCAACCTAGACGTGAGTCGTCGAATATGATAATAGTTTCGGAAGGAAAAAATTCATCTGGTAATTCTGGTAAATTCTTGATATATGCTGACTCTACAGAATATCCTACACCAGTTCCAGACATAAGAATTGCCATTTCTTCATCAAAGGACTTAATATCGTCCATTGGAAGATAAGCACAATTATAGATAGCAACGTTGTTCTTTTTAGCAGCAGGGCCAGCAGTCATCAATGCACGCATAGACGGCATAATGTCATGATTTAGAACAGCAAGTTCTAATTCTGGACGATAAGGAGTAATATCAAAGTTGTTTTTTTCCTTAAGAGATTCTTCAATAAAATCGAAATATCTCTTAACAGTTTCCGGCCAGCTTTCTCTACGCTTTTCCTTTTCAATATATCTAGAATAACGACTTTTATATATAAATTGTGAATATAATGAGTCAACGAACATTAGTTTCCTTTCTTTAATCTTCCTACAATCCAATTTTCTAAAATAGAAGAATTATTATTAATTCTTTTTTCTTCTATTCCATTATTGATCCAAATCATATTCGAAAAAGTTTTAGAAAGTTTTATTTTATGTTCATTTGATAAAATTTTACCAATTTGAGATTCGCTAATCTTTCTTTTACATTCTTTTGATCTTGGAATACCTATTTTCTTATTTCTTATTTTTTCTTTACATTCTTCTGTCTGATTTTTTCTATGATTATTTACAATTCTTTTCTTTACTGTATTTGATACAATATATGCATTTTTACCACCTACAGTTGAATTATATCCTTCGTTAAAAGAATTATAATATAAAATCCAATACACTTCTCTTTCATCTATTAAATCATTTGAAATATTTTCTTCAATAATTTCTATATTCCAACATTTTTCATTATATTTTTTTAAAGCATTGTAAAATTTAGTATTATAACCACTATTATAAGTAGACTTATAGATATGTGTCTTAAATCTAACATCAATAGATTTTTTTGTCTGACCTATATAAATTTTTCCGTTAATAGTATTGGTTATCTTATATATTAACATTATTGTTGTATTGGCTCGTTGCTATCTAGTCTAACAACTTCAAAGTATAGTTCATAAAAATATGAGTCGTCAAGCTTAATTCTTTTTCCATTGCATACTGGATAAGCACTCGTTTGTTGATAACTTATCCCATCTTTAGTGTAAAAAATAGTACACATCCCATTTTTATCTCAAATTTTGAGATAAAAATGGAAGTTTCTTCGGCGATCATTAAACAGTTTCCATATCAATGTCTGAAAGTGAAGGAAAGTGATCGACTAGATTTTCCCATGCTTCTCTTGCTAGGTCAATATGTTCTTGTTGTGTGCTTAGCTTCTTTTCGCCTGTTACAGGATCAACAGAGTGTCCCCAACCCCTTAGAGCGCACCAGTGGACCCATGAACGTAGGCTACCGGCCATGTAGATATGGGTAGGAGTCAAACCTTCTGGCAGGGCTGCACGAGCCTGTTCCTTGGCGATACCATTTTCAATGGCCCAATCATAGGCTTCTTTTGCTTTTTCAATTAGTTCTTTTTGAATAAAATTCCATTCTGTATGTAATTCTTTATTGTCAATTTTAATACTGGCCTGACGATTTGTCTTGTCCTGAAGACGAGCTTCACGTAGCACAAATTCCATCTTAGTAGGATCAGCATAACGCTGGCTGAATTCTTGAAAAGAAAATGAACGATGACGTAGAATTTGACGACCGATATCTCTTGTGGTATTAACGTCGCCAACAGCATGAACCATTTCGAATGGACTCCAATGCTTATTCTTGATTAGATACTTAAGAAGTTTCTTTGCAGTAAGTTTATTACCCTGATTTGTAGGATTTGATACTCTTGCTACGTAGGCTACGAATTCGTCTACTGTTAATCTATCACGATCATTGTTAGGTAATGCGCCATTTACATCAATTAATGGCTGTGTAATGGCAATAATTTTTGCGCTATTCAATTCAAATTCTCCTGATATGAGTTTTATTTATAAGTTAGGCTGATTTTCTAAAAAACAAAATCATCAACAAAATCAATAACTTAAGAAAATACTATAATAATTTAAAAAGATATTTTTAGAAAAGCTTCTAACCCTTTGAAGGTATTATCTTTTATTATTTCAATTATTTTTTCTGATGTCATTCCAGACAGAACCATACTGTTTATGTCCTTTTGACGTACAGTCTTAGGCCATACACAGACAGGAAATCCTTCTGCAATGGCTTTCTTTATCTTTTCTTTTGTAGTAAGTGAGTCGGGCTCGTTGTCATAGATAATGGTAAATTGTTCTTTATCAAACTTTCTGAAGTTTGATATAAGAGAACCACCAGATGTTGCTATACAATTAGGTAAGAACATACTATCTATGGGGCCTTCAACGACATTAGTATGTTCGTTTTTGTTCCATTTGTCAAGACCAAAAATCTTCGGTTTGCTTTCGTCGAGCACAATATTCACATATCTCAATTTAGAATTTGCTTTTATTGATCTACCAGTATATGCAAACATCTTCTTATTTTCATCAAAGAAAGGAATAAGTAATCGATCCTCGTCATACTCAAGAGTCTCGAACTTATTCGGTATAATAGAATTAGTAAACTTCTTGAAATTTGGACAAGAATAAATTCTAGAATGATATTCTTCAGGAATTTTTCTTGACTTTACATAAATCTTCATAGCATCGAAGTCTGATAGTTCAGTCACAGGAAAAAGATCATTCAAACGATCAGCGTTATAACTTTTAAACGTAGGAGTTACAACTTCGAAATCTGACTTCTTTTCTTTACCAAATTTTTCCTGTAGAAATTCGAGAAAGAGAGAATAATCGATTTGCTTTAAGAAATTAGTGAAGTTACCTACAGGAGCATTACATTTATGACAATAAAAAAAACTTGTATTATTTTTACTTATAATATAGGCTCTAGCCTTTTTAGCAGATTTATTAGAATCATTACAAAATGGGCAAGAAAAATTGTAAAGATTACTACTCTTACGTTTAAAATTTCTTAATCTACCTGAGACAAAAGACAAATATTTTTCTTCTAGATAATCCATAACTTACAACTATAGGTAATATTAAACGATGGCATGGGGAGAATTGTAAATTTAAAATGTAAATATGTTGTGTGTAGGACGAGTTGCGGCGACGTAAAGACACTGGAATGCTTCACGATCCTTATGGTTAGCAAGAATGTCCTGCTGATCTATATAACAATTCTTCAATGTTGAACCTTGTGCTCGGTGTGCAGTCAAAGCGTAGCCATATCGAATATAATCAAAGCTTTTCTTTGTCTTCCAAAATTCGGCCCATGCAGATCGACGAGCACCCGGAGTTTTAGCCATCTTGGCTATGGTAGCCTTGTCAGAAAGAGCAGCATTCAACTCGGCTTCATCCTGAGCAATCTGCAATATGATTTTGCTTTCACCACTAACTTCAAGATTCCACGTATTTACATAACGACCGTCTACTTTGACTCGACTTTCACTTCGCTTTTCAATAATGTATTCATCATCGACGTTAGAGACGATTACCTCGTCTCTTTCTACCGGAGCAGCAATAAGAATAATCTCGCCTTCATTATAAGGTGTGGAATATCCTAAAGAACTTCGGATCAGTCTATTATATTCGGCGATTGTTTTATTTCGCCATGCAATAACTTTGGTTTCCTGAAAGTTTATATCCATCACATTTTTTAGAATGTTTTGAACAAAATCTTCATGTGATGGAAATAAGTGTACACCTTCACCTTCACTATTAATATCATGTTCGATAGGAGAAAGAAAGTCTTTATTAAATATACAAGCCCTTAACTTTGTTGCAAGATTAAGAAGCTCATTGTCGTTTCTCATTACTTTCTTCAGAACAGAAACACACTTTTCATCTTTGGTTAAAGACCATACTGGACTAACGACTTCACCGACAGGAGGTAACTGTGCAGGATCACCTACAAAGATAATACGTAAAGTGTGATATCGTGCTACAGCATTCAAAATATTCTTTAGCAAGTCGCTTCCAATCATGGAAGCCTCGTCGATAATGATAATTGAATTTTTTGGAAAGTAAGGTTCACGACCTGAAGGCGTAAGAATGAGCTTATCTTCTTCTTCGGTCATACGAAGCCCTAGAAGGCTGTAAATTGTTTTGGTAGTTCTGTCCATCGTAGCAGACAAGACCTTTGTAGCCTTGTTCGTTGTGGCAGTAAAGAACAGATTAGAGTAATCGCTCTTTGCAAGCATTCCTAAAAGATAGGACTTTCCTGTACCAGCGAAACCGGCTAGAATGTAATACTTTTCATGGGAATTTTTGATCCAGTCATTGAGACTGGACCATGCTTTAGACTGATCATCTGATAACAAAATTTATTCCTTAAATGATTCTTTTAGAGATAATTCTAATCTCACAAGACCTAGAATAATTCCTAGTCGATTTTGACCTAACCAATTCTTTTCATCAAGAATACGGTCATCATCCTCGGCTAAACCAACACCCCAAATCTTATCAATAGGACTAGCTTCTACCAGAATTTTATCTCTTGTGTCAAGCAAATTGTGCTTGAAGTCAAGATTTTGTGAAAATTTTAAATAACATGCATCAAACATGACTTTATTACAGACTTTATTCCAAATTTCAGGATCGAAGTCTTTAACCTTCTTTCCTAGAGCCTTTGCAGCCCTAGCGTCAGGAGCATTCAAAATTTTGTGGTATGAAACTACATCCTTGAAGACAAGGGCCTTATGAAGCATAAAGTACTGTTCTGATGTATGAAATTCTAATTCTTCACCTAGAACAGTTGTTTTAAATGGAGCCCAAACAAAATTACTTAGAAATGAACCCCAAAAGTAAATATGTGTATCTGTAACTCTCATGATAACCTCGAAATGGAGACTGGTAAGGGAAACGCACCCTTATAAACGATTTTGCAGATCGTCACATTACTACTCTGTCAACCAGTCAGAAAATGGCACTAGCGGAAGGTAATGCTCCTTCACCGTCTGGTTCACAGCCAGACATGCAGAACTTCTACAACACTACTAGCATAAAGTCAAATATTAAATGGTCGTCTCGGAAAGATTCGAACTATCAACCTCTCCGTTCGTAGCGGAGTGCTCTGGTCCAGTTGAGCTACGAGACGTTAATTTTTTTGCATACGTATCTGTTTGACTATGGCAATTAGGACATAAAAATTGTAAGTTATCAAGACGATTATCTCGGTTATTACCATTCTTATGATGTAACTGTATATTTAATAATTTACCATTCCAAAATGGACCTATACCACAATCTTCACATTCGTATTTTTTAATATTTTCACTAATCAATTTATTTTTAATCGATCCATTATTTCTAGATTGATTAATTTTAAATTTAACAATATTCTTTTTCTTAGATCGAGATTTTCTTACTAAGTCATCTTTCCAAGAATCTACAATTTTTTGAGTATGTTCTTCTGTTAACTTACGACCAGTTAAATTTTCACTAACTCTATTATTTATTTCTTTTCTTTTATTTCTAGTAGAAAAACCATTAGCACATGATCTAGAACAAAATCTTCCAGACCCATATACGCCATCATGTGGCTTACTACAATATTCACAATACATTCGAACCTCCATCTTTCTTTGGAGTATTTATATAAGTTCGAATGTTAATTCTTATTTAATAAAATTTGGAAAGTTTTTTGTAATAGCAGTCCAAAATTCTTTAGCAGCTTCATCAGGAGTATAATCTCCTAGATAAACTACTTTACCTTGTCTGTCAATAGCTACAACATCATTAAGAACAATTAGCCATTCACCTTTTGGTGTGTTATAAGATCGATTTCCAATAGACAAAAATAACGCAGTATGCGAATTTATACTTGACATATTTAAGTCAGACTGATATAAATTTCCAAAATTCATTTACATTCCTTAAATGGCGGAGACAGTAGGATTCGAACCTACGGGAGGCTTTTTAGGCCCCCAACGGTTTAGCAAACCGCCGCTTTCGTCCACTCAGCCATGTCTCCATTATAAAATGGTACTCCGAAAAGGATTCGAACCTTTGTCTAGCGATTATCGGTCGCTTGCTCTACCATTGAGCTACCAGAGTATTAATTATTAATCGTCATTACAAAATTTGTAAAGAATAATACTAAGAGTATTCCCATTATTGTTGAGACTCTTGCATAATCTGTATGATTAATGTTATCTAACGCATCGGATAACACTAGAAATCCAAAAACATTGATAGCTATCCAACTTATAACTGTTACTAACCCTGAAATTCTTGTAAAAAACCCAACAAAAAATGCTTTTACTAAATTCATAATGAACTCCAAAGAAATTATTTTCTACCTTTAATATATCCTTTATTTATCCACTCGTCAAGGCATTCTTTTTTTATTTTTTTACTATCTTGACCATTTGTCACCCAACATGTTCCAAATTGTGAATTTTTGTTGCCTTGTTGATGTTGAATTTTTTCATAAGTCATTTTTCGTTTTTCGAAAACTTCTTTTGAAAGAGACTGTGAATTATTTTTAAAATAAATGTTCTTATGTATTCCGTTTTTATGAGCTTTTATTACGCTGGCTATAAGCCTATGATTCGGTACTCTTAGATAGTCATTATTACGGTTTGCAGCAGCTTTTTTAGCATGTGCTTTATGGTCGCGATGTTTATTAATATAACCAAATCCACCTTGTCCACCAGAACAAAGATTGTATGATACAATTTTATCTTCAATTACTAGTATCTTCTCGGCAAGATTCATCTTGTCTTCTGTATCATATATCTCTATAATTTCTTTAGTAAAATTTTGAATTCCGTATTTTTTGATAGCTCTCTTAAGCCATTTTCCCGAACCAAAATAACCATCATCAAGATTTTTAGTTTGATGCTTACCAATGTAAAATTTACCATTGATATTATTTGTGATTTTATATATAGTGTAAAAAATTGCTAAACCTCCCGTTCGATAAAAGTCTTATTATGCTATTTATCGAACGGGAGTGCTTATGTACTCCGTCAGTGAATCGAACACTGTCAATATCTCGGTGTAAACGAGAAGCCGTCCCATCTGGCCCACGGAGCAAATTAGAATGTGAATATAGCCTTATTTATAAGGTCTGTCAATCGTTTTGTATAAAAGATGACGGAATTTTTTGAAAGGTTATGAAAACTCCAATTTTTCTTAGAGCTACAGCACATGCAAAACATGCAAGTAAAAGTCTGGCAGATGATATGTCATAAGGAACATCATAATTTTCTAAAACATCTGCTATCATTAACATGGAAATTACGATATGTAAATAGAGAGATAACTGATTTATGACGACACCAAATGAATCTGATCTATTTTCAGTTAATGATGTCGCAAGATAGGCTCTCTGCCAGATTGAAAAAATGAAAATTGATATTGCAGAGAAAAATTCTATATAAGCCCATACATGATTTGTATATAATGGACTTAGAAGAGTATTGAATTCATTAATAAATTGTGTATTCATAAAAAATTAATCCTTCTTCTTGCCAAATTTTGACATAATAGTATCGATTGTTGATTCTATTATAGATGAAAAAGAAGTGATTTGTAGGTTTCTAATGAAAAACCAAGTTAATTCGACGCCGAACATTGCAGCAAAGAAACTTGTAGGCAATTGAGGTAGACTTATATACTCAGCATGTACTAATTGTGATCCGAATATTCCCCATCCTAATCCTATTAAAATATGTACAATTACAACTCCAACACTATAATCCTTACCAAAACTGATAGTAAGTAATGAACCGCTAATAGACACAATCCATACACCTACAGAAGGTTCTATTGAATAAACAATAGAAGCAAAAAAATAAGTAATTACCCCAAAGATAATTTTAAGAAAAGCTATTGTTGAATCCATCAGGTATATATCCTTAAGAATTTGAATCAGTATACTTTGAAGAATTCTTATCTTTCAAAGAAATTACCTGAGGTTTTCCTCTTGCCATTATCTTCTTTTTCAGAGATAGTATAGGATCAAAGGTATCGATAGGCCCTGTTCCTGATGTAGATGAAGATGTTCCCATAGCATTTGTAGGGGCTTCTTCTTTTAAAAATCTGTCTAAAATCTTTTTTGTAATATTATTCATGATGTCCTCTTTTTATATATTTATAAAATAGAGGCATTTTTAATCTTTTGAATTATTATCAATCAAACGTAGTTTTTCTACTATTTTCCAATCAAGTTCTATCGAAATCGTGTCATAGTCTTTTCCATTTATAGCAAAGACTTTTTCAGGAAGTAAATTAAGATAAAGTAGGAATGGTTTGATGTGCGTGATCTGAGGATACAATTTTAAAAATATTATTCTACATAAAAATTGTGGGCCGAATACATTATTGAGAATAATAATATGATTTAAAATCAATCTTTCAAAAAGTATGTCTTTTTTTAAGTATCTCGTCAACAATTTTTTAATATATTTTATATGTTGCAAGTCAGACATAAACTCGTCCGTACTCTGACAATGTTTGTTACGGTAATGCTTCGCACATTCAAGTAAAAAATTATCTTCTGTTAAATTTTCTAGTATCATTAATGTTTAAACCTACAAGTTATCTATAGATTTATTTATACACAATATTAAAAGGATGATAATGTAATTCTTTTGATCTGATTATTAGCTACTCCAACATAGATATACGTTCCATCAGACCATATCTTACCTACAGTAGTATTCTGAGTACTATTTGCTGGCGTAGTTATATCACCTATTACCAAATCTGTAATATTAAGTGTAGTATTTACATACAAATTGGCAATTGGAACAAGAACAGTATTTCCAGTAGTATTTGACCATACTACAACCTGATCAGTATTATCTGGTATTAGTTTTAATTGAATATTGTTTATTCTTATTGATGAATTGCCAGCCAATGGTTTACCTTTCTTAGATAAAAAAATACTCTTGTAAATTCTTACAAGAGTATTTATATTTTAAATGAAATGATAAGGTCTTATCGACCAATAGCTGTATAGGTAAATGTTGGTGTCCCGGCACTAGAAGTTACAACACCCTTTGTAGTATTTGATGAACCTGAGATAATATTTGCTTGACCTAAGACAGTAAATGAATAACATGCTGTAGGAAATGGTACAGCAAATTGTACTGTATTTCCAGTTGTATTTGCTACACCTGTTCCCCATTGAAGAATAACGCCACCAGAAACTACTGTATAACCATTAGCTGAAGATGAATTAACTGTAGAATTACCGTATGAATTAATAGTTGTATTTCCAAGAGAAATACCATAAGTAAATACGTTGGCGAATCTAGAAGTTGTAAGACCAATATTGTCGTTTAGATCGGCACTAGGAGCCAAAACGAAACTATTTCCTGATGTATTCTGTGAACCTAGAACCGTAACACCTAGATTAAGTAATGAAATAGGTTGTAGAAGGTTATTTGCTGTTTGTGTATAAGTATTTGTTACGCCTGCTGTTGACATTTAATTCTCCTTTTATTTTTATTTATAATTATGAGTGATTAGGGAAAGCAGCAGTATTCTGGGAAGAATTACCAGTCATTGATCCGTAAGATACAAGAACTTCATTTTGTACTCGTCCTGCACGACCGCCTAATACAGCAGTAGCAGCAAAGTTAGAACCATTAGCTGCTCCACCAGTAGTATTAGAAATTGTTACAGCAGCGTAAGCAACATTAGGGAACAAACCACCATTATTACTGAAGCCTGTTAATGAAATAATGCCACCAGTAGAATTTGTTGTGACTACAGCAGAACTATTTACACAACCAGCAGACCCTTTGATATGTACGACGTCAAGATTTGAATATCCTGTACCTGTATTGCTCATCGTGATATTAATGACTGGACCCATACCAGACTTTCTTAATACCCAACCCGGAGAAGATACATTTTTAACATTAGCAGCTTCGGCTACAGCTAATTCGGTAGGTGTTACACCATAAATTCCAACTACAGTATTGTTTATGAAAGCACTAGGAGTAGTATTAACATAAAGATTGGCAGTAGTATTTACTGATGAATTTGAGACATGGTTTACAAGTACTGTAAACTTTGGTGTATTTGAAACGGCTGCACCGTTAGCTCCCCATAATGGCATTTTTGTAATCCTTTTCTAATTGTTTCTATTATTTATTAATAGTCTTCTTTTCTTAATTGAAGGATTGCAAATGCATAATCTTTAAGCTCTGGTCGTGCATTTGGATCGGCAATAATCCCTTCAGGAAAGTATACTGCCTTCATTCTTTCTGTAGCAGTTAAAACATATTCTTCACCTTCTTTTAAAGGAGGATGAATTATTACTTTAGATTTGTTTTTGTTTAGAACAATTTTTTTCATCTTTTCTTTTTTATCGATATCTTCAAGTATAGAAAACAATTTACTAGGTGTAATAGTTTCTTTTGATTCGCGAATAGATGCAGACTTAGAAAGAATAGAATGTACAGTTCCCATAGGAATTGCTCCTTTATGTCTAGGAACAGCTATAACTTTATCGGATTTTTCATGTGAATATAGATCATGCTCGGTTCCTTGTCTTTTAAGTTTCCATCCTCTCTTGGATAGTTCCTTTTTAAGACCATTAGCGTCTAAATTCATTCTTCCTTCGTCGATCATAGATGCACCTTTTATTTTTATTTATTATTTGATCTTCTTAGAATTCATCTACATGATCGTCTGGATGATGTTCAAATCCATAACCAGTTTTAGGAGCCTGATGCAAAGCTTCTGGATGGTGCTCACCAATATATTCTGACCACTTATGGTGTGCTGTTTCGGCATCTGAACCTACTTTAGATTTCATATTGACTGATAAGTTTTTGGCTTCATTTTCATTAAGACGTTGGCGTGTCAACCATGTAATAGCCTGCATCTGATGAGGTTTAACATCGACTTTATCTCTCTTAGAAACATGTTCGGCAGCTTGCTTATAGGCAGTAGATAATTCGTTATATCTTTTCTTTCCTTTTAATCCGGAAGATGCATAAGCATGGTCTGGTGCTCTTTTTCCAGCAGCTACAGAGAAGGCATGACGGTCAACACATACTCTCGGATTCTTAGGATCGGCGTCACCACCATGCTCGATAAGATGACCGAAAGCACGAATCTTATTTCCTTTGAGAATGTTGTCGTAGTGCTCACCTTTTAACATGCGATCAGCGTTCTCCTTTTGAAGATTGGAGGCGAAGACACCGCTACGTGGACCACCTAGAGGGATTTTAGTTCTTGCCACTGTAGAGGCTGTTAGAAGGTTCTGAGCCCAATGCGTTTGAGGGGAATAATTGGCTATCAAGCCAGACATAACATGGTGCGGAACTTTATAAGTACTGGACAAAGACTTGGCGACGTTGTGAGCTTCTGAATACCAATTCATACCAGCAGTACGTTCATTTTCATTTGACTGATCGTAATGATTTACAATATTTTTAAAATGAACAGGATTTTGCTTATGCCAAGCATCTGATTCGCCTGATTCAATCTTTTGTTTGATTTCTAATAGAATTTCTTGTAAATATTGCATTTTTGATTCCTTTTAAATATTTTTTTATATTTATTAAAACAAAAAAAACCCGCAGCTTTTTTAATAGCTGCGGGTTGCAATATAGATTAGGTGCTTAAATATTAACCGTTTAAAAGCTTTTGACCAAAAAATTCATCAGATATCTTTTCAACGAGTTCAGTATATCCTCCAATGACTTCATTGTCAATAACAATTATAGGAAATGTTTTCATTGTAGGAAAGGATCGTCTGATTTCTTCTAGTGAAATATCGACATTTAGAATATATTCATTAAAAGTGATCTTTCGATTTGCTAAAAGTGTCTTTGCTCTTGTGCAAAAGACACAATTATCTTTTGTGTATACGTTAATCATATGTTTCCTTTTTTGATTATTTATACGTCTCGATCACCTTCATAAAAGGCTACTGCAATTGGAAACCTATATGAACCATCAGGAGTTACATTCTGATAACGAATTGTAGCTGTCTTAGGAGGACTAGTACGGTTAAAAAGCTCTCTAGCAAACTGCTGATTACCCTTGATACCAGCAGAGAATACTACACCAGCCTTTGACTTGCAAGAGACTGACTTGGCATAACCGGCCCAATTTCCCTGACCTTCAAGGATTTCTAGAACTTCGAATTCCTCGTCGATGAATTCTTTACGCTTAATCAGACCCTTAGAACGCTTATTTTCATATAGTGATCCTGAAATTCTAATGATTTGACCTTCGTAACCATCCTGAAGTAATGATGCATATTCAGCATCAAGTTCAGTACTATTATAAATTCCTATTGTATGAACAAATTTAATACATGGATCAGTCAAAACTTCTGGATAGTAACCATGAATACTAGCACTTCTTGTATCAAAGCCAATTCCTTCATCTAAATTATCATAAATATGATATTCGATCATTTCTTTGGACTTAGCCAAATCTTTTGGTGTTGGCTTAGTCTGACGTGCAACAGAAAGTAATTCGTTAAAATTATCTTTCAAATTATGATTGTAAAGCTCACCATCTAAAATCAGATCAGGACGAATATTAAAAATTGGCTTTAGTGCTTCCTCGATATGAGGACATGAAACAATTGGCTTTCCCTGACGTGAAAATAGACCATTGGCAGTTGCAATACAACGCATACCATCAAGCTTAGGTTGAGAAAAAACTTCTGTCCAATTATCATTCCAACCCTTGAATGAAGAAGCAAGCATAGGTTCAATAATTTTTGAACCCTGCTCAACGTCTTCCTTGTTACGATGATACTTACGAGCCAACTTCTTTTCGTAAAGAGCAAGTACTTCGGCCTTGGCTTGTTCTGAGTCGGAAGTTTCGTTCTTCTTTCCCTTGTTCTTGCCGGTAGCCTTCTTCCATTCAGAAGTAACTAACTGCCCATTTTCAATACCAGAAACAGTACGATATACATCATCTTCCTGCTCCATATACCAAATCCGAAGATTTAAGTTTTCGTCAATATGATATAGTGTATCGTACTTCATTTTTCACTCGTCATTCTTCAAGAGGTAATTATTGCTGATAGCCTTAAAAGAGAATTGGTGCTGATTTGACTTATACACAATTCCCTCGGCAGGAAGACCATTATACATGGTTTTATCTGCCAATGCAAGAGCTTCTTCTTTTTCTGGATATCTTGCGTTATAATCCAAAATAGGAACATGTTGCAATTCATGACAATATGTTGCAAGAAAACCACATCTTTCAATCGGTGTAAGATATCTCTTATAATCGATATGATACACATCAAAAATGAAAAAATGGTGCTCCTTCAATTGAGCACGATTATGGTTTACACCCGGTCCTACAAGCTCACCCTGTAAGGCAAAGTTGCGGCCTAATGTAAGATAATCACGTAGCTCAAGCTTGTTAGCCATTTGCCAATAAAGATTTTCGGCTTCCTCGGTCAAATCCCAATTACGACT